CATTATTGAGTTTTTGGAAGATCAGGTCGATGAGATCGAAAAAGTACGCTACGACGTAGTGGACAAGGAATGTACTGCACTGCACAACATTATTGATGAGATTGTCGGGCTGTATTATTCGACGCTTTACAAGCTTAAATTTTTAGCATAAGGTTAATCATGGCAAATTACACATACATTTCGGCTTCGGCCAACATTAAACCAATGGCGGGTAAGCTGAAAGGTATCTTTGTCAGCTCGGCCTCAAGCACCCCGACCATTACGGTCTATGATTCGGATGCTACCGCTACCACCAAGACTATTTTAGGCACTTTTACGCCCGCCGCAGCTACTTCGTACATACTGCCGCTGGATGGCGCGTATGCAAAGAATGGCCTTTATGTAGCAATTGGTGGTACAGTTACGGCAACAATTATTTGGGAGTAAACCGCACAGGTGCGGATCACCTGGGATTCTTTAGGAATCGAAAATGTCTGATGAGATTCAAAATCAAGTAGCGGAAGTACCCGCGTCGGAACAGGTTGCAACGGCTGCACCTGAATCTGAAACAGTTGTGCCGGAGAATGAACAGACCACCGAACAGCAGCCCAAGACCTTCACTCAGGAAGAGCTGGATGCCATCGTTGGTAAGCGGTTAGCAAGAGAACAGCGAAAATGGGAGCGTGAACAAGCCCGCAAAGCGCCGGCGGCGCAAGCGCCAGCTGAGTTACCTCCAGTCGAACAGTTTGAGTCTGTGGACGCCTATGCCGAAGCATTGGCAGAACGCAAAGCAGAGGAATTACTGGCTCGTCGAGAAGCAGAACGGCAACGGATGGATTTTGTCGAGGCTTATCACGACCGTGAAGAGGAAGCGAGGAGCAAATACGAAGACTTTGAACAAGTCGCGTACAACCCCAAGCTGCCAATTACGAACGTGATGGCGGAAACGATCCAGATGTCGGAAGTTGGACCTGATTTAGCGTATTACTTAGGCTCCAATCCGAAAGAAGCTGATCGAATTTCTCGTTTATCGCCCTACTTGCAAGCCAAAGAAATTGGCCGTCTGGAAGCAAAAATTGCTTCAGAGCCAGTTTTGAAGAAAACAACTAGCGCCCCACCGCCTATTGCGCCAATTTCTGGCCGTGGCACTGGTGCCCCGTCGTTCGATACGACTGATCCTCGCTCTGTAAAGAGCATGAGTACATCAGAATGGATTGAAGCGGAGCGGCAGCGTCAGATTAGGAAGTGGGAAGCTCAACGCAATCGTTAACTTTTTTTAGGATAAATCATGGCAAACTCGATTCTTACCATCGACATGATCACCCGTAAGGCTCTCGAAATCCTTGAGAACAATCTGGTGCTCACTCGTAACGTAAACCGTCAATATGACGACTCTTTCGCTGTTGAAGGCGCAAAGATTGGCTCTACTCTGCGTATCCGTTTACCAGACCGCGCTCTGGTGACTGACGGTGCCGCCCTGCAAACTCAGGACGACAACGAACAGTACACCACACTGACTGTTGCTTCGCAGAAGCACATCGGTGTTAACTTCACTTCTGCTGAATTGACCATGCAATTGGACGATTTTGCAGAGCGTGTTCTGAAACCTCGTATCTCTCAGCTGGCTTCTTCGATTGATGCTGATGTTGCTAACGCATACAAAAACATCTATTCGTCAGTCGGTACTCCAGGCACCACGCCTTCGACTTCACTGGTTCTGCTGCAAGCGCAACAGAAGCTGAATGAGAATGCTGCTGTTATGTCGCCACGCTACGCAACTGTTAACCCAGCTGCTAACGCTGGTCTGGTTGAAGGCATGAAAGGTCTGTTTAACCCAACAGACACCATCAGCCGCCAGTTCAAGAACGGCATGATGGGCACAGGCGTACTGGGCTTCGACGAAGTCAACATGTCTCAGTCGATCAAACAGCACACCACTGGTGATTGGGGCACTTCGATCACTGTTACTTCGACTGTCACGACTCAAGGTCAATCGACTCTGGGTATCAGCTTCACCGGCTCGTCGAAGACATGGAATGTTGGCGACGTGTTTACCGTTGCTGGCGTCTATGCAGTTAACCCACAAACCCGTGAATCAACTGGTTCGCTGCAACAGTTCGTTGTGACTGCTGCGACTTCCGGTTCATCCACCGCTACTCTGAGCGTATCTCCAGCTATGTACACTGCTGACCAAGCTCTGGCAACGATCAATGCGTTCCCACAAGCTTCCGCAGTTGTTACGATGGTTGGCTCTGCTGCTTCGAGCTATGCACAAAACTTGGTCTACCACAAGGATGCAATCACATTTGCGACCGCTGACCTGCTGATGCCACAAGGCGTTGACATGGCTTCCCGCCAAGTTCACAACGGCATTTCGATGCGTATTGTTCGTCAATACGACATCAACAATGACCGTATGCCTTGCCGTATTGACGTTCTGTACGGCTACAGCACGATCCGCCCACAAATGGCTTGCCGTATCTGGGGCTAACCTGAAGGGGTGCTTCGGCACCCTTTTTAAAACTTTTTTGAGGAAAATATCATGGCACTTCCTAATGGTTCGGGCGGCTATCAAATCGGTGATGGCAACCTTAATGAAGCAATTATCCGTTCGGTTCCAGTTCCAGCAACTGCAACTGCCACCGCAACTCTGACCGCAGCTCAAGTTCTGAACGGCATCCTGCTGGGCAGCCCAGGCACTTCCGCAGCAAGCTACACGCTGCCAACCGTGTCTGATCTGGAAGCAGCTCTGCCAGCAGCAACTAAGCCAGGCGTTTCGTTTGACTTTTCAGTTATCAACGTCGATGGTTCCAGCTCTGGCGTCATCACGCTGGTAGCCGGCACTGGCTGGACGATTGTTGGTCTGGCGACTGTTGTTGCTACTGCTGGTACTGCTCAAGCTTTCCGTGCCCGTAAAACCGGCGACGGTGCTTGGACTCTGTACCGTATTGCTTAATTCTAGGGGGCTTCGGCCCCCTTCTTTAAAGGATAGATCATGCCTAATACTAAAGCTGTAGGCGTGGCATATGCCGATCCGCAATTCGACAGTGTGTCAGTAACAGGTGCAGTCTCGGCTGCTTCTCTTGCTTCTACTGGTGATGTCGCAGTCAGCAATGCTGTCGCTGGTCTGTATTTTTTGTCCACCGCAATTACTGCCAACTCCACTACCACTACGGCAGCTAAAGGCTCAATCGCTACTACCAGCAACGCTACTGGCGCTGGTAAGCTGTTTGTGTCTGACGGCACCAAGTGGCAATTTGCAGTTGTTGCTTAATATAGGCGGGGCTTCGGCCCCGTTTACAAATGATCATATATTTGAGACATGAACTTCATGGCACGAAAGTCGCCACGATGGAACAGGAAGCCTTAGCAGATGAGGAAAACGGCTGGGTAAGGTATACTCCTGAAACGCCTTCGGCTCCCGAAGCAGCGGCACCGTCCAATGAATTGGAAACTAAACGTCGTCGCACCCGCACAGTCGTAGAGGAAGCGGCATAAGGAGCTAAGGAATGGCAACCGCCTTTGACCAGATTAAAGCATCATTGCGGCTAATTGGCCAACTGGCCGAAGGTGAAGAACCTTCCCCACAGGCTGCACAAGACGCGCTGACCGCCATGAATCAGATGATTGATTCATGGAATACTGAGCGTCTATCTGTCTTCAGCACGCAAGACCAGATATTTATGTGGCCGACCGACGAAATTACCCGCACGCTGGGTCCTACTGGCGATTTCGTGGGTAATCGTCCTATTTTGATTGATGACGCGACCTATTTCCGCGATCCGCAGACAAACGTATCGTTTGGCATCAAGCTGATCAACCAACAGCAATATGATGGTATTGCCGTTAAAACGGTCACCAGCACGTATCCGCAGGTTATGTGGGTTAACATGGAGTATCCAAATATCTCCATGACGATCTATCCTAAGCCAACGCGCCTGCTGGAGTGGCATATTGTGTCCGTTGAAGAGCTGACCAAACCAGCCACGCTAAACACTGAATTGACATTCCC